TAACTGCATCAGGTGCATACTGTGTTATGTGAGTTCCCTCAACAGCCTTTAAAGCTCTCGCTCGATTAGCCTTTGCCTTAGTTGCTATCCTTTGCAAACGTTCAAGCTTAACTTCCATGTAGGCATCCAGTGTATTGTAAAGGGCATACACCTCTGCGTTAGTCAAGTAAGCAACGTAGCCTCCCGACATCTCCCTGTTCTTTGAACTGACACCAGAAGAGTTCATTGCACTTGTTGCTCTCTTAATGATAGCAGCACGTTGGGAATGTACTACCCTCTGATGAGTAGAACCTTTCTCAAGAGTCCTTAGCATCTTGTCAAGACTATTTAAGATTTCATAAGACTGATCTTTGTTTTTAAACAAACCCTTAGGGTCAGTGTTAGCTAGCTTAGATAAGTTGGACTTACCTTTGGCATGAGCTGCCCTAGCTCCGTTAACAACACCCTGAATATGATCATGATTAAAAGTTACATTCTTCCACACTCTATTAACAGTTTCAATAAGAGGAATGAAAGAGCCAAGATCTCCTACAACAGCATCGTATATTGCAATAACATAAGGGACCTTTTGCCCAGTAGATTCCTGCAGACCACGATAAGGTGCTCCTGATAGTGTGTTAGTAATAGTAGCTCCATCCATACCAATAGTAAACTGAGGTAGTATTTGAGTCCTAGTGCTAGACTCAGGGTTTAATGCATTAATAGCACCTAAAGTTTTCTTAGTTGGAGTGAAGCGTGTGTTTCTAATCTCTTTATTATCAGGACCTTTGATACGGCTCTGTATTTTAAGAGCTTCGTAGTCAGGCTTATAAACTGAAGAGTTAAAAGATGTCATAGTCCCTGTGCCCAGCTCATGCAAGATGGGTTCATCTGCTATCAAAGCTACAGACGTAACATCTTTAATGGCCTCAGCAAAATCAACGACATCTTTACCCAAGGTAACACTTAAACTTGCTGCAAGTATACGATGTAAGATAGCTGCAGTTCCTGCCTTACCCCAACGAGTCTTCTCTGCTGCCTGAGATAACAAAGTGTTACCTGTGACTGCATCTAACATAAGACCGCGCATACTGGATATTGCCTGACCATATGCAAATGTCATCAATGGGGGTTTAAGGAATAGCTTCTCGTTTTGAATAGCTAAATCCAACAACTCCCTAATAACCTTTTCATCATCTAATCCCTTACCAATATCAAACTCAGAGTTGAAATATGAGTCATTAAAAAGCTCAGGTAAACTCAACTCTGTCATGTTCTTAGCAAGAGCTGCCCGAAGGTTACCCTCAAGTCCCTTAAAAGAAGCAATAACTTTAGCAGGGTCCTGTCTGAGGACACCAACTCGGTACATGATATCTGTAAGACCTAACTGCATTGCTAAACTAGCAACACCATTAGATATACCATCAACCTCAAGAGGTCTCATAGAAGATTCAAAATGCTTACCACTCTCAACAGCGTCCATGTAGTTGGCTAACTCAACAGCTTCCTCTATGATATTAATAGTTTCATTAGGATGGTTGATAGCTTCCTTGATAAACATAGAGACATCATCATCAGCTTTAAAAGCCTTTCTTGTTTCCAAGACATTACCCACACCTGTGATGTTACCTTTCTCATTTGTATCCATATTAAGAAGAGCTACTGCTGTAGCTTCCCCATCAGAGTCAGCTAGTATTGCCCTAAGCTTACGACCAACAGCTGCAATGCTCTTTAACTTAGCATCGTTACCAGTGATACGCTTTCGCATCTTACTGTAGATCTCAAGAGGCATAGTGTTACTCTCTTCAAACATATGAGCACCAAAGGTAATCAACATTGCTTGCTCTGCTCGTGAACCACTCCCAGGTTTTATAACATACTCAGTTGAACTTCCGTACAGCTGACGTGCAAGGTGATGGGTTTGTGGGTTCATCTTCTGAGAGCTGTAGCCTATACGAGACGTTCCTCTTTGTAAGTAGTTAGTAAAACTAATAGGATCATTACGAAACTCTGCAATATCCTGCAGCATACCTAACGCTTGAGATGCACGTCTACGATAAGTCTTTTGCTTCCACTCTATTGTAGAAGACTCCACTGCAAAGTCACTTAAGACACGTATCTTCTCTGCTAAACTACTAAAACGAGGATCAAAAGGGTCCATGCTCTCTATCTCAATCTCTAAGGATTGCTTCTTGATCATAGCCATATCAGACGTATTGTTAATCTGCTTAACAGTTTCACGACCAACACCTAAGATGGCACCTGCATCTCCGTCAACAACAATATCATTACCTTCAGCTCTCATACCAGAGGCTTGTGTAATACCTATGAGGCTCAAGAACATACCTGCATTAAGTCTAACCTTATTAATAACATGACGTACACTTGCTAAGTTAGCTCTTGCTTCATCCTCTAAAGAAGCCTTCTTCTTAGGGTCCTTGTAATGATCACCAGTTGTTTCTTTAGTCTTGGAGTACTGGGTAGTGGCTAAGGGTATAGTTGTTACCTGTGGCCTAGCTTTAACCCTAGGCTCTACAAGTAACTTCTTAGACTTCTCAAGGATCTTAGGGCCTTGAGCTGTAAGTACAAAGTCTTGTCTCGAATGACCACTCTTAGTCTTAGCAGTAGCTGCTTGTAATATGTCCGGGAAAGCAACAGAGTATGTCTGCTTAGCCCAAAGACCAAGCTGCTCATACGCTTCCTTAGTCATCTCCTTATCAGGATCTAAGTGCCAGTCTAGTTGTACATCAGGTCCTTCAGCTTGTCGTTGAAGTAACTTAGTCCACTCCTCTGCTAAGCCTCTGCCTAGCTGTGAGTCAGACTCAGTAGCCACAAGATCCATAGGAGAAACACCTGTCATAGATTTGATCTCATCTTCTGAAAAGTTATCCATCATATCTTGGGAAATTAAAGAAGCAGAAGTAAGGTTCTCGTTAAGCTTCTGCTCTACCAAACCTAGTGCAAGGATCTGTATTCCGGGTAACACCCTAAAGGAACCTTGATCATTAGACTCTAGTTCATAAGCATCTAAATGACCAAAGAGTTCCGCTGGATTAAGTGGTGTGTCTTTCTTATTAGTTACAAAGTTACTCCTTTCAGAGAGAGTTGAGGGGTCTCTCTTATACCCCATCATACTCCTTAAGGTATCCACGTATTCCTTAGGGTCCTTTTGCGGGAGTATAAGACTGTCAGTACCGACAAGACGGGTGTAACCTTCTACAACCCTTTCTGCCTGACCTATGCCCCATATCTTACTTATATCTGACTCATCTATGTACGCAGATCGAGTTCCGTGAGTGTCAGACCAAGCCGTTGCAGCTTCAAGTTGCTGTTGACGTTCATCAAGTGCAACTGCTTCTGTTAAGTTTGGTTCTGCCTGCTCTGTAAACCCGTTAACATCTAATGCCTCAGGGGTAGGAGCAGGAGCTTGTACTGTTGTTTCTGGTATGGCAATAGCCTGTCCATCATTAGCAACACCAAGCTGTTCCTGTATATCGTCTCTAAGATATTGACCTAAATCCGGACCAGCTTGATTGCTAGTCGTTGTATTTGTTTTGATCATTGATCAATACTCCTATTCCCAATTATTTAAAAGATTGTGACTGAATGGCCCCAAGAAAGGAAGACTCTTGACAAAGTTACGCTTAACCTTCTCATCATCACTCTCCACTGCACCTGCAATCATATTGTAAGCCTTACCAACAGTACCTGCTGCTGCTGCCTCACCTACTACGTTCTCCCATACAAAATCTCCAGCACCATAAGTGTCACTGCCATATAAGGGGAACATAAAGTTGCTGCCTATAACTCTCTCAGTAGTACCAAGTAATCCTGAAGAGAAGATAGCACGTTGTATCCTCTGGTTGTCAGTAAGATATGGACTCTCTTCTCCGTACTTAAGTTCATCCTTAAGTCCCTGAGACATGAATGCAAAGAGAAGCATGTTGCTCATCGCAGCCACAGTACCATACTGCAGTCCCTTAGATGAACCACCCTTAACTTGTTTCCATAACCGAGGAAGCTGGTTAGCAGTGAAGGTTGAAGTGAAACCATTAAACTGAGTAAGTAATACAAAGCGAGGGTCACTGTAGAACAAAGGTCTGTTAGCTGCGTTAGGCATAGGTATTGCTTGGTTAACAAAGTTTGAAGCTCCGTTTAAGAACTCTCGTTTGTATTGATCAGCATCCTTCTGACTTAGCTCTTCACCTTCTTTAAGGTTCTTCATCTTCTCACCAAGCTTTGTCATTACGTTAACGGGGATACCTATCTCCTTCAACATATGTCTAGCTTCTGCAACAGCAACTGTTTCAGTTTGACCTTCAGCTTGTTGTATAATATCTATCTTGTCAATAAGAAAATCATTGAAGAAAGATAAGCGCATCATACGGTGCATGTCTTGTTGATCATGCATGAAGTTGGCCTTGAAGAATGAGTCCATCATACCTCTGGTTAATTCATTAGTATCCTGAACACCAGTAGTCGTAGCTGCACCTGCCTGTTGAGCCTTAAAGCCACTCTGTTTAAGGAGTTCTTTTAAGTTAGAGTACATCAAGAAGCGAGGATCAGTGTCCTGCTTAGATCGTAGCTCTTGCATCTTAGTATCTAAGTACGTGTCCATACTTTCTCTAGGCTTTGCAGTCCTAGTTATGATCTGTAAGTTTCTGATGTAAGAACCAAGAGCACTACCAAACAAGTAACCTTGTGTAGCTGCGTTCTTTACAATGATCTCACGAGGAACACCATGCACTATCAGTGGCATCTCAACTGTAGATGCAACAGCAGATAGACCTAGTGCTTGAAGTGTTGTAGCCATAGTCAGCCACTTCTGTCCTTGTTTAATATTCTGATTAAGAATAGGATTGTAGTTACCTGACTCAGCATTGATAACATTTCTAAGACTATATGCAATCTTCTTAACCTTCTTATCTGCAGCCTCTGGTGTCATAGTCTCTTCAAACTCTGCCCTTACCTTAGCAAGAGAACCAGTGAGATGCTTGTTGTCCTTACCTAAGTAAGTCCTTTGACCACTAAACCTAGCAGCTTCTCTCGAAGCATCTTCCATGTTCTTAAAGATGTTCTGTTCTAAGAACGCATCGAAAGCAGGCTTGTCAGAGATGTTCATCTTACGGTCCTTAGAGGACGAAGGTCTTACTCCACCCTTAGTGATATCAAATGCAGCTTCCAATGTTGTAATAGACTCGTTGTTAATAATACTGTCAGTCAACTCAGTAGCTTCTGCCTTAGTCATCTTGTACTCTGATTGAAGAAGACTGGTGAATGTATCCCTATGCTTAGCGATGTACTCTCTTCTAAAACTCTTGTGCCTATAGGCCCAGTTGTCTAGCTTACCAACCTTCTTCTCTCCAGATAACCTACGAGCATCATTGGTGACTGCAAGGTGAGCATTGGACATCTTCTGTAGACTAGCATCAAGCTTAAGTAATGCATCCTTATGTTGAACCAGATCTGCATCTGCCTTACTCCAGTCTAAAGGTTTATTTAACTTAGCAGCAGGTGTCTTTACTTGCCTCTCAAAACGAGTAGCAAGGTCACTGACGTACCCTGTTTTACCCATAGTACTGAGGGTCATAGGTGCACTGAACTGTGCATGTAAAGTTTCTAGTTCAGGGATGTGAGAAGTAATCTCCGTTACTTTCTGCTGAAGGTGTTGTATATAGTTAACTCCGGGTACAGATCTACCATACTCCAGACCTACCATACCTGCTAGACCTAATAGAGTCTTCGACTTACCTTCACCCATACGCATGATTTCATTTGCTTCTGCACGTAAAGTAACCATAGGGTTCAACATGAATGCTTTGATCTTCTCCACTGTAGAACCGGGAGGTTCATGTGCATCTGCAAGGTTTTCAAAGTCTTGTTCTTGCTCAGCAGGGTCTTCTCTATAAACAAAACCACTACCCTTAAGATCACTGTTGGCCTTTGAAGCAGCTTCATTTGCATTCTTAGTATTGATCTGGTCGATAGTTGGCATCTCACCATCATACTCTTCAGTGAGAGCTGCCTCAGCCTCTGTGTTCATGTCATCAAACCTACCATCATAATCACTAACACTATCAGCAGCAACCTTCCAGCCACCCACTTGAGAAGCTACACCGGGGCTTGCAAAGCCAGCACCCATAATACCACCTGCAATAATAGCATTGGTCATTGAGTGTTGGATCTCGTCATAGTTCCACTCTTTCTCAGAACCTATAACTGCTGCAGTATACTCAGTGAGTTCCTGAAGTGCTTCAGTGATACCTTCCGAGGCAGTTGCCTGCGTCATTCGCTTAACACCTTCACGGAAAATATGACCCTTCTGTAATTGACTTGCACCAAATGCTTTAGCATCTGCAACAAGACCCACCATCTCCTTCTTAGATGTAGATAAGAACTCAGCAGATGCCATAGCTCTTGCCTGTTCTGGAGGGAGATGAGAATACTTCTTCTTTGCAATAGCCTTTATGACTTCTTCTCGTCCTGCTTTAGTGACCATAAGCTTTGGACTGACAAGACCCTTGAGTCCCATCCTGTCCATAACCATCATGCCTATTCCTGCTGACATAGCCACGCCTAAGTTCTTCTCTTCAACAGGACCTTCCATTGAATCTAAAACCATACCAGTATACATACTAGCAGGGAGCGTTAGGGAGGTGCCCATTGTTATACCTGAACCTGCCATACCAACCATAGTAGCTGCCATAAAAGGAACTGAGGTACCCAATATGCCACTGAGTCCATCTGTAACTTCATCAAAAGAAGTCCAATCTATTTCAGTAACATCCATCTTAACTGTAGGTAGGTTATCAATATACTCCTGTTGTCCTGCAGCTTTTGCAGCAAAGGTGTTTTCAAGATCCTCTGCACCAAACCTGTTAGCTAAAGCCTCTCCAACTCTGTTAAGAGATTTGTATAGAACTGCAAAACCATTATCATAGCCAGTACCAAAAGGAGTTCGAGAGCGACCTTCATAGTCAGCTCCTTGAACCCTTGATTTAATACCCATAAACAAATCAGGATTAGCTTGATACTCAGCAGCGTTAAATGCAATTAACTTCTCCATTGGTAAGCCACCATACTGGTCTGTCTCTGCTGAATAGATTGCTTGCCTAGCATTCTCCCAGTCCGATGCAGGTTCGCCCTCAGAGTCTGCTGCTTCTGCTGCAAGACCCCATCTAGCAAGGTCTGTGTCACCCTTGTCAGAGAAATGCCAAGGACTAGCAACACCTGTTACAAGTAAAGTATCAACAAAAGATTGACCTTCCTCATTAACAAGATCACCAATCTCTCGACCCCACTCACCTTCTTTACCAGATTTAATTACCCGGTTGAACCCATGCTTTTTGGCAAGGTCCCATATGTAAGCTGTCGCTGCGTCACCACCTGCTTCTCCTGCTTTAAAGCCAGACTCCTCAAGGAACTTTGAGGTCTCCCTAGTGTTGATACCACGAAGTCGAATGGACTCCCCTGTGGTATCATCCTTAATTGTATCTCCATCCAAGAAACGCCATGAGGTATTCCCTATTTGAAGTGGAGATGCTGCTGGTTGCACTGCTAGTTCAGGGCCTTGAGTAGCCTCTTCTTCTTCTCCGCGTGTTAAAGCAGAGCTTAAATCTGGTTCAAGACCATTTACCATAGTGTTTCTCCTGTTGTTTTGTAGTTAACCCTTATCTTTAGGATACTTATCAGCAAACATGTTGTTCACTTTACCCATTACCTCTGGATTGTTTAAGCCCATACGATCAACTGGGTGTGTGTTACCACCTGTTCCACCATGAGATTTAAGCCATTGAGAAAAAGCATTAGAACCTGAGTTCTCAGCCCTCTCAGCCCAATATCCACGAGCCTTCTTATCCTTCATTACAGTATTGCTAAAGACCTTAGAGAGTTCACTCATAGTTTTAGCTTGGGTAATGTTCTTACGAGTCTTAGCTTCCATCTTTGGGTACTTAGAGTCATAGTATCGTGTTAAGTCATTAACAATATTGTTTACTTTACGAATCATAAGAGAAGTTTCAACCCTTGGTAGCTCAAATTCTGAGTCATACTCTACGCCTTTACCTTCTTCACTCCAAGTCTTGTACTTACCGAACACAAACTTAGCTGGCCTTACACCTTCATTAAGGAAGTCAGCCTTAAGCCAATTCTTATCCACGTCTCCTATCAGGTCTGCAAGCATAACCTCACCATCTTTAGTTCCGTTCTTAGCAACTTCTATTATCTGTTGCTTAACTGAGTTCTGCAGAGCAAGTTTAAACGCAGAGGTATTAACGTTCCTCCCAGCAGCAGCTGCACGTCTTGTGGCCTGCAATACTAGGTCATTAACTGCAACACCATCCCCGAACATCTCCTTTGCCATCTCTACATTGTCATACTGATCTAAACTCAAACCCTTGAGGGTGCCATCCGCAGCAGTATTAATAGATGTGGCTAATTCATTTACCTGTTCATCCGAAGTCTTATGTACCTTTGAATCATAAGAAACATATCCAGATGTCTTTGCATTCTTAATAGTATTAGTTTTAGGATCTATGTAGTTTCCGTTTGCAGCAGAGTAAACATCAACAACCTTAGAGGACTTAGGGTCCCACCACTTTGTTGTCTTAGAGTAATCAATTGCACCTTCCTTAGCTAAAGCTGTTGCCCTATCTGAGTCTACCTTACCTTGAGCAGCCCAATTCTTCTGAAGCATATTACCTGCAGCCATACCAGAACCGCTAGCAGAGTAGCCCATAAGTCTTGCACCAGTGTAGTAGATAAGAGCCTGTTGTATTGCCTTGTCATCAAACAGTTTACCCAAAAAGTCACCTGCAGCACTCATCATTTCCTTAAGTGGTTTCCCTTCACCTAAACCTTCAACCACCCCGTCAGCTGCCTTTTCTACAGCACCCTTAGAGCCTTCAGGTGTACCGGACAGATCAGGCTCCCCTACTTCTTCAGATAACTCAATAACTTTTTTTGTATCCGCATCCGTAGCTACTAATCTTTGAGTACGAATACGGGCTACATCTTTAAGCTTGTTTTCCAGTTCAGCTTTCTTCTCTAACAACCCTGTAGCTTCTAACTGTACAGACATTAGTTCAGGAGTACTTCCACCCTGCCTAAGCATTGTGTCAATTTGCATCTGCACTGTATCAAGATCTTCGTTTGTTTGAGACTCATACTCACCAAGCCTATCTGTATCTGTAATAGCATTAGCAGCAGCTAACTCTGCTTGTGCTTCTTCTAATAATGAAGGGCTTGCTTGAGATTCGGTTAACACTTTGATTTTATCTTCAGCAAGTGAAACAGCTCCTGATTTTTCTTTATAGTCTGAAGCTTCATCAGATGCAATCTGATTTTCAACTTCCATAGTACTTGATGTCCAACCTTCTGGTCTGTTCTCTGCAAGCCATGCTTCCCCTGCTTCACCACCAAACTCATCAGTGTTAAGGTTTTCACTATGCAGTAAAGCTTCTAGTCCTGCTGCAGGAGCGCCAAGTAAACTACCTATCCTGACTTTGGGTTTTTGCCAATCAAAATCAAATGGTTTAGGTGTTTTAGTTGTTTCAGGTGGAGCCATTCCTTTCCCTGTAGTTTCTGGGACTCCAGCAGTATTAACTCTAGGCCCTGAACCTACGTTCTCTGGTGTTGTGTTGTAACTAGGGCCAGTGCCAACATTAGGTGTAGGATACCCTCTTGCACTTGCACGAGTTGGTTCTTCAATAGGTACGAGTGATCTGCTATCTGGTATTTGACCTTCAACCCAGTTAGGTTTATAGCCCTCCACACGAGGACCACTACCTACATTAGGGTACTTAACTTCCGGTTGTAATAACTGTGGCACAGACGGGGCAGTTCTGGCATTACGGGCATCCTCTAGCCAACTAGCTGCTGGGACTTTATCAGCAGGTGTTGTTGGACTTAAGTTGGCACCCCCTCCAAACGTGTTTAACCATTGCTCTAATAGTGACATTACTTACCTCCAATCTGTTTAATAGCTGAGTCTACATTTGCATCAGCCCCTTTACCACCACCCGCAGGTGCTTTGTAGTTAGGGTTCTGTGTCGGTAAGCCTATAGGTTGGCCTGTGCCACTCAATACTGCATTGCCAAAGCTATCTCTGACAACAGTACCACCGGGAGCACCAGCCCAAGCATTAGGGTTTTCTGGTAGTCTTACTTTGTTTGCATAGCCACCTTGATCAGGGCCACCATTCTGTGGTTCCGCAACGCCATAACCTTGGTTGATTTCAATCGTTGGACCCATAGGGTAATTAATTTCTGGGGTAGCCAAAGCTGGGATACCCGTTTGTAATTGTTGCATACGGCTTTGATCAGCATACTGCTCTTGCATTCCACGTACGGGGACAGAAGAGTACTCTAATTGTTCAGGTGCAGAGAGTTGTTCCCTACCTACAATCACAGAGTGAGGATAAGATGCCTTTGGTGCTTCTTCTCTGCTAGTACTACCAACATCTTGCTTAAGGTGTGCAAGACCTGTGGCTGGCCTGAAGAGATCAGATCCTTTAACTTCTTTAAAATAGTCTGCTGCTTTTTTCTTATTGCTCATTCTTAATCTCCAAATAGGGTTGACCACATAGTGTTGAACGTGTCTTTTGTTGACTTAGGTATCTTATCAGTTATATCGTAGATCTGACGTCCACTACTAGATACACCAGTGCTTGTGAGGCCCTTTATTTCAGGGACTAATTGTATTGTTTGACCAACTTGAATTTGATCTGGATTTGTAATGCCATTGTGTGCAACAAGTTGATCCACTGTCATCCCACTATCTCTAGCTATCTGACTTAACGTATCTCCCTTAGCCACCTTATAGGTCCTTGAAGGGTCTTGCTGAGCAGTCGGAGGGATAGCCATAGTGCTAGAGCCAATGACAGGTACTCCACTCCTGCTGGGAAACGTGGCATCCTGTGTTTGTGAAACTCCCTCTGTATTTCTTGGAGCTGGGGTATACTGCTCCTTACGAACCAGCGCCTCTTCATATAAAGTATCACCGTAGTTCTTCATGGCATCAGATGTGGTTTGCATACGTTCAGCTATCGCACCATTACCTGCCTGTGAATTACGGAAGTCCCCGTGATCTAGGAACTCAGTAGCTGCCTCTTGCCAACGACCTGCGTTAACGTGCTTTAAGGTATCCTCGCTACCACTAATGCCACCTCGATACGTAGAGTCTAACAACCGAAGTTGAAGTGCCTCAGGTAATGAATCATAGGCGGGGATAATACCTCTTGTTCTATTCTCAAAGGTAGAAACCACTTCATCAAAAGGCATACCTGAGAACTCACCTGTCTGACCGAAGCCTACCGTCTTGACACCTTTAGTGTCGTCATAGGTTTCAAGACTGTACCCTTCAACTGAAGCAATGTGTGCCTCACTCGCTGATAGGGGACGACCTAACAGTTCACGAGCCTTTGCCACTGCATCAGCTCCATGTAATTTTGTACTCATAATGCCTCCTTGTTATTATTTACCTTCGCCAGATGCCAACAGTCCTGCACCAATTATCAATGGGATACCTAAAGGCCCCAGTGCTGCTGCTGCGGGTGCGACTGAAGCTAATGCTCCTGCTGCAGGTGCCGCTGCTGCTGCCATTACGGGTGCTGCTGCTGCTCCAGATACTAAAGCGGGTGCTAGTGCAGCCCCTGCTCCTGATGCTGCTGTACCACCCATAGTGCCCAGCATAGCTGCTGATGGTGCTGTTGAAACTATTGCAGGTGCTAATGCAGTCCCTGCTCCTGATGCTGCAGTACCACCCATAGTACCTAACATAGATGCATTAGGTGCTACTGCTGTCACTGCAGGGTTAGCTGGAGAGGTTAGTGCTGACCATGCGTCTTTGACTCCAGACTTAAGATAGTCAGTTGCACTTCCAAACTCTTCACTGCCCATAGCTTTCTGTGCAACAGTAGGTGCAAGCTGCTCCATCATACCGGGTTTGTCCTGCATGGCTACGTTAGGAGCTTGAATACCTTGTAGCTGTGGTGCCTTGCTCTGTGCTTGTTGTTGAGGAGCAAACGGATTAAAGCCAGCCATCTTATTTACCGCCTTCTTTAGTAGTTGTCTGTTCCTTAGGTGCAACACCTGAGAATAATCCAACACGTTGTGCAAGAGCTGTATAGGCAGAGTCTTTCTCTGCTTGGTTCTGAGCCTGTTGAGCTTGACCAATCATACCTAAGGTTTGTGCGCCTTGTCCTTGCATGCCCATAGCTTGGTTCATGTTAGCTGTCTGCATTTGCTGTGCCTGCTGATCAATACCTGCAAACTGAGCTGCTAATCCCTGCTCAATGCCAGATTGGTTTATAGCCTGACGAGAGCCACCAAGACCACCACGTTGTCCAGCCATAGCATTTGAGGTACCTAGTGCACCCTGTGCTTGCTGCAATGAAGCTGCTCGTTGACCTGAAAGATCCACTGGCTTATTAGCAATACCCATCATACTGTTTGCAAGAGCTGTTTGATTTCCAGCTGCTGCAATCCCAGCTGCTTGAGCATCTTGACCAGTCTTTGTAAAGCCTGCAACTTGACCTAGTTGGTCTGTGTCGTAGAGGTTCTTAGAGTCTGCAAGCATCTCTTTGATCTCAGGCTTATACTCTGTAGCAAAACCAGAGGTTGTTGTTTGAGTCGAAGGGCCACCACCACATAGAGCTAGGTCTTCTTCTTTCCAGTATGACACTTCGCCATGCTCTAGTACTTCTCCAGTAGACATACTGAAAGTCATACCTTCATAAATCTTAATTAGTTTAGACATCAAAACCCTCCTTTAGGCTCTTTCTAATAGTTACATACCTCTCTTTCCACCCAGCCTTTATAAGAGGCTTGAGTAATCCTTTCCGACCTGTACATTCGATACAGTCTAGTTGAGGGTACTGCTTAAGTATATTGATGAACTCTTCAGTCCACTCTGTCATCTTATCATTGGTCTTACCACCGAGTGTGATAATATGTATTGCTAAGAAGTTGTTGTACTTAACAACTCTTGTGGAAGCTATCGCAACTCTTTCGTCACCATCGTAGACGTACCAGATATGCATGTTAGAGGGGTCGTGTATACAACCCTCAATAACCTGTTGAGGTGTCCATTCACCTGAAGAATGATCAAGGGCTTTCTTAAGCTCCGGTAGGATCTCTGAGTAGTCCTTGAATACATCTTCTTTAGTTAGTTGTTTAATCTTAATTGTCAATTGGTTAGTCCTCTCCTGTTAATTTTACTACTTCATTTTATACCAGATAGCAGATGTTCCACCTGCCGTGGGTGTACCACTGAAATAGTGGGGCATCCCTACGAAGTTAGCAGCACTTCCATTTCCATTGTTACCGTTAATAACAGCTACGTAATACCAACCTGCACCTCCAGAACCTAAGTTAGTTAGGGTTCCAAGGGTTGTAGTTGTCATTGCACCTAAGGTAGGCCAAGGGACAGAGTTGTTAGCTAGATCATCAAAGTCAAAGAGTTGACTACCTGAAGATGGGGGTGTTATAGACGCAAAACCAGCACCACCATTACCGCCCGGTGCCGGAGGGCCATAAGAAGGATAGCCGGATACATAATTAGGGCCACCAGCACCACCAGATCCTATGATAACTCTGATTGAAACAGCACCCGAAGGAACTGTCAGAACATCCGCAATACTAACACCTGCACCTGAGGGGCTAAGTGACGCGGCATCATAATAGTTACCAGAACTACCACCAGCACCACCACCACCAGCTCCTCTTGTACCAGCGCCACCAGCACCACCAAAACCACCACCTGCACCACCTTGAGCGTGGAGTGAATCTCCTCCTTGCACCCCGTACCAGTTTGTATTGTTATAATAAACTGTATCACCTGCACCAGTACCTCCTGCTGCGGTTATAACAGAACCTATGACATTATTCGATGAGTTCAGGAAAGCCACTGTAGTTGCGACACCTGCGCTACCTCCGGGGTTTCCGGGATGGAAACTATCTACCCAGTTATTGGCACCGCCTCCACCTCCACCTGTAATTACTACACTTATTAGACTACCTACACCAGAAGTTATAGTGAAAGTATGTGTACCTGCAGTATCATATTCAGTAGAAGTACCGGGAACACCAGTTTCTAATAGGATACCTTGGGTGATCAGACGACCTCCACTGCTCATTCGTATAGAACTTTGAGCACTGGTGAAGTCTAGTCCAATAGCATCAACCCCACCTGAGGTTACATGGCGACCTATAAAGCCTCCGGACATACCATCACCATAGGCATTCTTATTCCAGTGTAAACCAGAAGCAGCAGCACTAAACTCTATTGGGCCATTCATGGAGATCTTATCAGACTCAACAGTACCTGTAGTTATATTACCACCTTCAATGGTAGTTGTGTTCAGTGTGTATATGTTATTAGCTACAGTTAGGTCTTGAATATCAACCCAAGCAGAACCATTATAACGGTACATACGATTAGCATCATCTATGTCAACCCAAAGGTCTCCTACTGAGAGTGATGTAGTTGGTTCAGTTGCAACATAATAGGTTGTTATTTTACCATCAGCTGTTGCTTGTGCATCTTCAGCTAGTATCTTAAGACCAGCGTCTTGGTTATCAACCCATGCAGAACCACTCCAACGGTATGGCTTATTGCCATCGTTAGTATCGAACCATAAGTCTCCAAAAGACATACCAGTCGTAGGTTCTGTTGTTTGGAAGAAGCTCTCTATCTTACCATCAGCTGTTGCTTGTGCTGTTGTAGCTAACAACTTAAGACCTAAGTCCTGAGTGTCAACCCAAGCAGAACCACTGTAACGATAGGGCTTGTTGCCATCGTCAATGTCGAACCACAGGTCTCCCACTGAAAGATCAGTTGTTGGAGCTGCTGTCTGGAAGTAAGTAGTTATCTTACCGTCAGCTGTAGCTTGAGCATCATTAGCTAATGTTTTAAGGCCATCATCTTGTGCAAGAACCCAAGAGGTTCCGTTGTGTCGATATGGCTTATTGCCATCATCAGTGTCGAACCAGAGGTCTCCCACTGACATACCAGTCGTGGGTGCTGCGTCCTGAAAGAAGCTATCTATCTTACCATCAGCTGTTGCTTGTGCATCATTGGCTAAAGCTGCAAGACCGGAATCCTGAGCAAGAACCCAAGAAGTTCCGCTGTAACGATATGGTTTATTACCATCGTCAATGTCGAACCATAAGTCTCCCACTGAAAGATCAGTAGTAGGTTCTGCTATTTGGAAGTAAGTAGTTATCTTACCGTCAGCTGTAGCTTGAGCATCATCAGCCAGTGACTTCAGTCCATCATCTTGTGCAAGAACCCATGAGGTTCCACTATAACGATAAGGTTTATTACCATCATCAGTGTCAAACCATAAGTCTCCCACTGAGATCCCAGTCGTAGGTTCTGTTGTTTGGAAGAAGCTTTCAATCTTACCATCAGCTGTTGATTGTGCGTTGCTAGCAATAGTAAAGAGTCCATTGTCCTGTGCATCAACCCATGAAGTTCCGCTATAACGATACTGTCTGTTACCATCATCGGTATCAAACCATAAGTCTCCTACTGAAAGATCAGTTGTAGGTTCTGCTGTCTGGAAGTAAGTAGTTATCTTACCATCAGCTGTTGCTTGTGCATCATTGGCTAGGGCTTCAAGTCCAGAATCCTGAGCAATAATCCATAAAGAACCACTCCAGCGATAAGGCTTATTACCATCGTCAGTGTCGAACCAAAGGTCTCCTTCTG